ATTGTGTAAAGTGTGGGTCAGGGACATCGAGCAGCCAGTCTCTGTGAAGTTTCACTGGTTCGAGTTGCTGTCTTGTGTGACAATAATCAAAAGAATGATAGGGGTCAAATCCCGATGGGTAGTGACTCCCAAGCAACTTATGAAAGTTTTAGATGCCACATCTTGATCCTGAGAATGTTGATTTTGAGCCGTTCTTCTTCGGAACGGAGAGTAAAATAAGCGCGTTGGTTGTTCAGGCCACAGAGAATATCAATAGGCAGCTGGGAGAGGAGTCATTCGGAGGTCTATTTGAGCAGTTCCTAAAAAAGACTGGTGGGGCTACTACGAGTGAGTCACTGGATTTGTTTCGGGAGGAAGTGTTCCGCACGCTTGAAGCACAGCGGGAAGAAGGATCTCTCAATATTGCACTGCAAGATCCCGAGCATTTTGAGGAATTTGAGGTACTGTTCACTGCAGCTGTGGAAGCTCGTAAAGAGCCAGAGGAGTTTGAAGCCCCGGCGATACAGGCAGCAGACTTGCAGGAAATTTTAGGACAAACGCAACAGGAGGCTTTCGGTGGCTGAACCAATACTTTCGGATACTGATGCAGCGACCAGTCTAGCGCAGCGGATCATTATGGACAATGATCGGGCGCAGGTTGTGCAGGCGCAGTGGTTGAATACTTTTGAACGTGTATTTGAGCTGGTAGCTCCAGAACGAAACGATGAGGCGCAACGGAACCCTGACTCGATGTATTCAAAAGTATGGGATTCCAGCCCGATTGAGGCTGCACAGCAACTCACAAATCTGCTTGTCAGCGGGTTGTTCCCTCCGTGGACACCTTGGTTTATGCTGGTTCCCGGTGCATTGGTGCAAGGTGAGCAGCGCGAGGCGATGAGTAGAGCACTGTTTTTCGTCAACCAACAATTATTTTTACAGCTGAACCTATCGAACTTGATACCGGAGGTTCAGGCGACATTTCTTGATCTGACTGTAGGCACAGGGGCAATAATGCAACAACCCCGAAAAGGTGGCGACGGACTGGAGTTTGGCAATATCCCGATTGAACAATTGGCGATCTTGAGGAATGCTGTAGGTGAGATCACGCACACGTTCAGGACATACGAGTATCCTGCAGTCGAGTTGTTACAGCTTTTCAAAGATAAATTTTCACAAATGTTTCTCGATGAGTTGAACAAGGATATATCCAGAACCTACGATGTTGTCGAAGCTATAATAGCTACGGATAAAAGGGATAAATTCTGGCATTATTTGATTTTACGGCATCCAGATGAGCAAACAGATAATAGACCTGTGATGCTGACTGCGAAGGAATTGGGATATAATCCAATTAAAATTCCTCGTTGGGCACCGATCCCCGGTCAACCATATGGGCGTGGGCCAGCGATGATGTCCTTCGGAGACATCAGGAGCCTTAATAAAATTAAGGAGTTGTACCTGAAGAATGCTTGGAAGGCAGTTGCAGGGATTTATACGGGTAGAGATGATGGTATTTTGAATCCGTACAATACAGTGCTGAAACCCGGAACGATAATTCCAGTGGCCTCCAATGACACAAATAATTTATCGCTGAGGGAAATTCCTCAATCAGGTCGGTTTGAAGTAGCTGAGTTTGGGATCAAGGATTTGAGGGACAGTATCAGGAAGGCGTTTCTAGCCGACCAGTTCAGTCCTGTGGAAGGCACGAAGATGTCAGCCCTTGAAATCGCGCAGCGGGGGCGTGCAATAGCACAGAACCTCGGTGCTACATATGCAGGGTTACAGAATGATTTATTGGTTCCGATCGTGAAGGATTCCCTGACTATCTTGCAAAAGCAGAATAAACTCCCTAAAGGATTTACTATTGACCGGGAATTGGTGGATGTGGTGTTTTTGTCTCAGATCGCACAGGCGCAGCGGCTTACGGAAGTTGACGCAATGCTGCAATTTGCTACGATTTCTCAACAATTGGCGAGTACTGATCCTCGTGCGGCACTACTGATTGATGTAGACAAGTTCCAGCGGCGTGCTGCTGAGTTACTGTCTGTTGACAAAAATCTGTTAAAATCAAAAGCTCAAGTTGAAGAAGAAATTGATGAGCTGAGAGAACAGCTCCAACCCGAAGGAGAACCAAATGCAACCCAAGCACCCACAGGATCTGTTCCAACGCAGCTCGCCGTGGCGGGATGAGATCGACCATAATGCGCTTATGGCGAAGCAGAAGGAGCGCGAACGCACGTTCAAACGTGCTGAGGCGAATTTAAGTGAGTCTCTCCGTAACTATATCAGAAAGCCTGAAGGGGAGATTTTTGCTGCTATGTTACGCCGGGTTATTGCAACTCGTACTTATTATGCTGGAGAAAGTGATCTCGGTGCTGTCGCCTTTTCGGAAGGCTATCGAGCGTTTGCTATGGAAATTGCTGATTTATGTGGAATGAACATACTCGAAGGAGAGTTATCCGATGACTGAGCCAATTGTACCCGTACCTGATCCAGAAAAAAAGGGTGATCTAGCACCAAAAGGTGACCCAGCCCCCGAACCTAAAGGCGATCCGAAGGATTTCATCCTGCCTGAGAAATTCAAGACCCCGCAGGCTTTGCTTGATGCGTACACTGAGTTGGAACGCAAACAAAGCACACAACTGCGCGCTCCAGAGGAGTATAAATTGACTATACCCGACGGTGTGACGATTGAGGACGGGTTGAAGCAGAAGATGAAAGACGGCCATTTTACAAATGATCAAGCTCAGATTGTGATGGACATCTACAAAGACGACATCCTGCCTACCTTGATTGAGACCACAAAGGAATTGGAACAGGAGAAACTGGCTAACAGCCTCGGTATCACAAAAGATAAAGGGGTCGAGGAAGCCCAGCGAGTTTTGGGATGGGCGGCTGAACAGGAAAACGGCAAAGAGCTTCTGGAATTACATCAGAGCACTGCTGCAGGCGTACTGTTTTTGCGTGAACGTATGTTACGCGAATTGGACTCTGACAGGATTACTCCTCCCGGTGGGCCGAGCACGAAAAAACCTGATGCCGTGGGGCAGCTTTCGGCGGCAGAAATCGACCGGATGGTACAAGATCCTCGGTATACGAACGACCCCGTGTGGAGATCGGCAGCATTGGAAAAGATTAGTAAATCGATGGCGGTTGATGTGCAACTTGAATCTGTTGGTGGATAAGTGTTACACTTTTTATAAGCAGAACGCTCACTAATAGCGACCCGCCGATCAGGGGATAATCGAAAGACCCTCTGCTACACGGACAATCCTTAACGATAAGCACTGTTGATAGGCACTATTAACTTTATCAAAGGAGTACACCGTGTCAACATCGATAATTCAAACCTTTGTCGATCTATTTGGATCGGAAACTAAACTTGCTTACCAGCGCAGAGGATCAAAACTTCGCGGCCTGTTGAGGAATGTTTCCGGTGTAGGTGGCGACACATTTCGCTTCCCCAAGTTGGGTGAGGGGCTTGCGAATCAAAAAGCACGTCACGCTGACGTGACCCCAATGAATATTCAGCACAGCAATGTTCTGGCTACGCTTGCTGATTTCTTTGCGCCGGAATTTGTGGACGAACTGGATCTTCTTAAAACGAATGAGTCAGTCCGAGCCGATTTAGTTACATCAATTGCGTGGGCTTTAGGTCGAAAGACTGATGAGATCATCGTTGATGCGTGGAACGGTAGCGGTACAGCAGGAGTCACGACAGGCGTAATTACCAAAACGATGGTGGATGAGGCAAGGGAAACCTTGGATTCAGGCAACGTCGATATGGAATCACGTTTTGCTGTCATTGATCCAAGTGCTGTTACTGGACTTCTGAATCTGGCAGGCGATGAGTTTGTTGATTCAGATTTCCGTGGCGACGTTGGGCCAGCTTCCGCGAATGCAGGTCGACCCATTGGGATGTGGCGTAGTTTCACTTGGCACGTTCATACAGGATTGCCACTGACCCTTGGTGGGCCAGACTCTCGACGCAGCTTTTTTGGTCATCCATCAGCTTCGGGACTTGTTACTGGCAAGGAGCCACAAGTCACGATCGACTGGATTGCACAGAAAGTCGCTTGGTTAATTAACGGCAAACTCTCTCAAGGTGCGGTAGTTATTGATGCTCCTGGCCTGATTGAATTTGACATCGACGTATCGTAGGAGGTAACTGAAATGGCTTTTGTAGCAACAGACCTCGGTATGACCAGTGTTTCAGTAAGCAACGATGTTTTGGTGCAGGCGTTCAATTACGTCACAGCGGTAGATAATATCGCTGCGATATTGGATGCAGCCGCACCGGGATATTTCGTTGACGCTGATGACGTTGGTGATGTCCGACTAAAAAATGGAGATGTTATCTATGTTCAGACAACCGATTCAAATACGTTTGTTCGGGTGACTGACGCAGCGAATGGCATTGCAGCGGAACAGCTCAAAGCTGGAGCCACTGCTGTCGCTTTCGCATAGATAAGTAGGAGAAGGGTTTATGCCCAGTTACACACGAGTTGGGATTATATCCAACGCTCTAGTGCGACTGGGTGAAAACCCGATCCAGTCAGAGTCCGAGAAGACTGCGGAGGCATTGGTCGCCACGACGATTTATGAGGAAGTCGTAGCAACTGCGCTCTCCCAGTTTTCTTGGTCTTTCGCGTTTAAGAGCGTTAAACCGCCTCAAACGCTCATCGCCTCAGCTGAGTCTGACTTGACCAGCAGGTTCGATTTTGTCTACACTGTCCCACCTGAAGCGATTAACATCCTTGGACTTCGATCCAGAGATGATTACGAGATGACGGAAAAGAATCAGTTATGGACTAACGACGATGAGGCAGAGATTTATTACATACGGGAAGTAACCGAATCCCAATTCAAACCTTGGTTCGTGTCAGGGATCGTAGCGGAGCTTGCTAATGCTTTCTGTCTCGCGATCACTGGTGATAATTCCAGAAAAGAAGTGTTGATGAGAGAGCGAGATACTGCAATGGCGTTGGCTAGAAATACCGATTCCAAGCAACGCACTCCGAAACAGTTATTTTATATGGAGTTATACCTTCCCGAACCAGAGGTGAGATTTTGACGGTACGATTTAATGTAATTAAGACAGATTGGCGTTTCGGTGAAATAAGCGATGATTATCAGGCGGATTTCAACAACAACATAGTTCAAGCCGCCGCCAAGTTAGTACTTAATTATCTGCCTCTGCGTTCAGGAGGCATGACTCGCAGACCGAGCACAGAATTATTGACCGAATGGCAGGCATCAGCGTTTGACAATGCTAAATTTGTACCTTTCTTCAAGCCCAACGGTAATTTCGTAATTATTGTCCTCAAACAAAATGGTTCGAATATTGATGTAAGTTCGATCAATCTGGACACAGGTGTCTTGACTGTCGAAGGCGTTCTTGATTTTGACCATAATGGAGCTGATGCAACAACTCTTGCCTGTGTTCAAGCAGGTGACAGTTTATTTATAACAGGAGCATCTACTAGTGATTTGCCTGTGAGAGTTCGTTTTGATGCGGATACAAATAGTTTTAAGTTGGAGGGTAACCTCACATCCGACGATGGGTCTCTCGATTGGTTTAGGCAACTTAACGGACTTTGGGGTCTGGACAAAAATGTAAGTGACACGACATTAAATGCCGTGGACGATTCAGGGGCTATTTTGGATGAGGAAATTTTTAGTTCTCCTTCGCGTTTATTGATAGGGTCTAATACAGCATTATTATCTTCTGCAGCAGATCATGTCACAGGTACTTTGACTGCGAGCTTTGCTGGCCCGACGTTTGCAGGTTCACAGATTAATATGCACGTTTTTGATGCAACACCGTTTAATTTCCCTCCTATACAATTTGAAGGGGCTACTGTTATAGGTTGGCATCAGAATAGATTGGTATTTGCGAATTTACAACACGCGCCATCCCCCGATAAACCGACTTTCATTATGATGTCTCAATCAGGCAATCCTTTTGTTATTTGGGCGGCTAACAGTACTCTTGCTATTACTGATGATAGCCCTATAAATATAGATGTCTTTGTGAAACAAGGCCCGCAGATCGACTGGATGTTATCTGTTCAAAATACGCTATTTGTGGGTTTCGGGGAAAATATCATTGCTTTCCCGCAACTACCTATTACGCCTACTTCAGTGGTTCCTACAGCAGCGATTTCAGCGAACGTAAATCCTGCGATTGATCCAATTCAGGATAGCGAGAGGCTGATTTATGTGGGAGCCAATGCTGGAGCTATCTGGGGGGTACTGTTCGATGATTTGCTTAGAAGTTATATTCCTACAGAAATGACGCAATTTGCTCATCACTTGACGCGGGGTGTCAACCAACTGGCTATCAGTTACCCAGACCCAGATGATCCTGTGAAAAGAATATTCTGCAGTAAGGACGATAATACGATTATTGTAGGATCAGCAATAAGCCCGGATATAAGGGTTCCGCCCGCCTGGACGAGAATAGAGTTTGCGAAGATGACTAATCAGTCACTAGAAATCGACCAATTGATAACGATAAGCAATGACTTATATGCAGCGGTTACTCGCACGTCAGACAACGCGAAGTCCATTATTAAGTTCAAATTCGAAGAAAAAGCTGACTTTGTATTCGATTTTCAGGAGGAATTAACAGGTGTAGCCCTGACTTCGTGGACGACAACTAATTCAATACTGACCAACCAAGAAATATTTGTAACTATTTTCGACGCAAATGGTGTGCTGATAAACGCTCAGACCTCGACAGTTGATGGTGTAGGCAACTTCACTACGACAGTGGCGGGTAATAAAGTTATCTTTGGTATACCGTTTGAAAGCAGATTAAAACCTTTCGTGATGCAGAGCATCGACAACGAAGGGCCATCAGACAATAGGAAACGCCGAGTACGGAAAATAAGATTTTTTATGAGGGATACTAGGCTGGCTGTAGTAAACGGCTCGCCGTTTTTCCCTGATGTACCTCCTACACCGGGGGGCGTTGTACCCGAACATACTGGCTCTTTTGAACTAACTGGGATAGGATGGAGTGAGGAGCCAGATGTAACAGTTGAGTCTGTTCTCGGCTACAACGTAACTGTGTTAATGATGTCTCAGGAGATTGAAATCTAATGCCCGGAGCAGCAATCGGTGTAACACTGGCTACGACAGCTCTTTCTACAGGGTTGTCCATTTCGCAGGCGAGCCGAGAAAAAAAATTCCTTAATAAGCAGGAAAGACTGCGGAAAGCACAGCTTGAGCGACAGGCTGTAGAGGAACTGGAACTTGCGGAAATCAGGGAAACGTTGAGGTTGACTTCGTTATCTGAGGCTTTGGGAGCGCAGTCAGCTATATTATCTGCAGCAGGAATTACTGGAGGTGCGACGGCTACGATTATAAGTGAGTCATCCATACTGGCATCTATATTGGATCGACGTAGAGATCAGACTGCAGTGGAGAACCGTGTTCAGGCATTGCGACTGGGCATTGCTCAAGCGGATTTATCCATACAGCAGAGTAATTTAACCTTCGTAATGTCCAGTCTTGAGGCTACGTTTTCAGGCATATCTACAGGTACGAAAGCTGTGGCCGCTGAGATAGACAGACGATCACTGAAGGATAACTGACTATGGCCACAGAAAAAATAGAAACTGCACTGGGGTTTTCAGTACCTGAAAGGCGTGGAGCTGCTGGGTCAGAAACTCGCGTGCGTGCAGATATAAAGGTATCTAAAATCGACGGTCTCACGAGTTCACTTAACGCCTTCGCTGTACAGCAAATTGGACGTATTGAGCAACGTGCGGCTGATCTGGGTGCTGCCAGAGGAGGAGAAGCTGCGGCGGAAGCCGTATCAAGAGTTACAGCAGAAAACCAGAAAACTGCGAAAGGTATTGCTGAGGGAACGATTGATTTGGATGCTGCGTCGTTTACTGATCCTGCGTCAGAGATTACGGAGTTGCTGAAAAGTGAGAACCGGCTTATCCGCAGAGCTGGTCAGTTTGCGTATAACGAAGCTCTCAGAAATAAATTTGAGAGTGAATCCGTCAGGGCATTTCTGAACCAGATGACTCTGATACGGGCAAGGAATCCCAACAATCCTGACCAAGCAGCAGCTGACACAGACGCAGCCCTCGTTGGGCACTTGTCTGCGCTGAGTAAAGCTGACTCCACAGGGAAACTTACAGCAGCCGTATCCAAGAAACTGGCCGTTAAGATCGCTGTGGCGAAAGAAGCCGCACTGACTGATCGAGTTGAGGCTGAGTTGAAATTGGCTCAGGAGCAGCGAGATGTAGATTACAGAGAAGTAGTGAGTCTGGATATGCAGCAGATGCTGGATAGTAAAGTCACGCCGGATGCCTTCCTTGAAATTCTTACATCGATGATGGAGAAGGCAGAGGATAATTCTAACTTGTCAGCGCAGGAAAATGAAGGATTTGCTCAGCGTATATCCAGAGTCAGAAGTCAATATTTGATGGCTTATTATACAGGTATTTTTCAGGAAGAAATACTTAAAAAGCTCGATTTTAGGTCTGTAGGCTCAAAATCATGGCTCAAAGCCTTGAGAGATGGGTATGAGTTTGCAGGTCAGATTGAGGAACACAAACGTCCGCTGAAGCGAGACGATCTAGCTCCTTTCGCTAAAGGTGTGGGCGGAGAGTTATTCACGTTTGAGACTCAGGAGATCGGCATAAAGGTCGGACGTTTTCTGGAAAGTCTACTCGCACCACACGCAGCCAAGAAATCTGGAGCCAAATCTAATCTCACTTTGAATAGAAAAATAATAATAGCTGGGTTGAAGGGTCGAGTCTCTACACTGAAGATGGCTCACCTCAATAATATGACTACACCCAGAGATCAACTGACACCTGAGACACTGGACTCGTCACTGGATGCACATCTTAGAGACGAGGTGCAGATAGCTGACGACGATGTAGAAGTACGGGATGCGGAGCTTTTTTCGGAGACTGCCCAACTCTGGAGAGAGTCGGACAGTAGAATAAATCAGTCACTGAGTCGGACTGAACTTGAGAGAGAACTGCAGTTTCCACGGGATCTTGCTGCTGCCGAAGGGATGCATCCAGATGTGGTGGATGATTGGTTGGGGAACATTGAGGAAATAGAAGGTTGGTTGAAGTCGGCGGAGGCTGATGGGGAGCAATCCGACCTATTTTTCAAGATTAACCCAGCTAGAGGCGATGTGTCTCTGATGTGGGACACAGCACTGAAAACAAAGAACCCACGAGCTAAATTTGAGGATCTGTTAAAACAGGCTATATTCGACGGCCTTGGGTTTGCGGAGAAAGTCTTTGGTGGGCCACTCGATAAAAATTTCGTGGCGAAGTCGATAGTTGATAGTATGGGAGCTTTCCTGCGAGGCAAGCACCGAACTAACCCAGATGAGCACAGGGCAATGGTGATGAGTATTCATACTGCACTGAAGGGCATTGATCCCCTTGCAGCACCGGGCATCATAAAAGATTTCTCCACGCAACTTGAACCAAACGACGCTACAGGACTGGCTATGCAGGCTGTCGATCTAGCTCACGACGCAGGCGCAGGAGTCTTGGCGAAGGATATTCTGTTCAACGGGATTATGCAGGCATCGAAAGTAGATGTAGAGTCTATGAAAAATGCATATCTGAGGAATCCAGAAACTGACAAAGATCCCGGCGATATGGACAAGATATTTACTATTGGAGCAAAAGGTGGGGTTGAGTTGACGAGTGATTCACGGAGCAGAGTCGCAGGGTTGGTGGGGGCTGGCCCATTTGATACTGTAGAAAGCCAGCGAATAATTAACGATACTGTGCAGCGGATATATACTGGGTATCTGGAAAAAGAAATCAATATACGGCGCAAGCGGAGAGTACGTGATGCACAGCAAGGGGCCGACATTAAGGGGCTGACAGACGATGACTATGATGATGCAGCAGAGTCAGCAGTAGACAAAACGAGTGAATGGTTAGAATCTCTTCCTCCACTTGTAGAAGTGTTCTCGCCTGCAATCGGTGCGAGAGGCGTGGAAGTACAGAGTATTAAGTTATTTCTACCCCAGTCGGTAGCCACTCCTGAAGTACTTCAAGGGATGGGTATAGCGTTTATGCCTCAGAACATCGAGGGCGCCGTTATACTGGACAGACCGAATCGAGGGCCATTGACCATTGAGGAAGCACTGGTAATCCGTAACAGAGCCAGTTATGAATTCGATGGAGATCAAGTATTTATGATGATCCGTGGCTTGCCTGTTAGAGGTAGAGACGGCAAAGCTATCCAGTATACGCTGCCTTCTGAAGTTATTGAGAATATGCGCTTGCTCAATGGAACTACTCGTGAACAAATACAGCGGGAATTTTTGGAAGAACCACGAGGGGAGCGAAGTTCCAAGTTACTTAGGGAAGGTCAGATTGTCCCTGTTAAAAAGGACACTCGACCTGCCATCGAGAGGTTGGCTGAGATCAAAGCCAAAAGACTTAAAGAAAAAAGGGCACAACGTCTTAAAGATGCGAAGAAAAAGAAATAATGGGTGATCCATTAGCTATACCAGATCCAGCAACAGCAGGGTTTACGGGCGTTGACCCAACTGCTCGACCTAAGCCGCGTGATCTATCCCCTCGGGGGCGTGCGATTTCCGTCCCTGATTATGTCTCACCATTGGAATTACCTGACGTATGGGATCTCGGCAAGGAAATAGGCCGCAGCGAAGGGATCAAGAATTTTGCTCGACTGAACGCAGTTGGTTTACTCGATCCTGACAGCGACGAGGCAAAGGAACAGGAAGCTCGGATGGCTGAGTTCCAGCAATCTCCGAGTTTCGATCAACGCAAAGCCCGTCATAGAGGGGTTTTAAGTACAGTTCAAGACCGCAGAGAAGATGTACTCATAGGCAAAGACGAGTTCGAGCTTATGAAGGAGACCAATCCTGAGCTTAGGCACGAGGAATGGTTCCCCGGTATGTCCAGAGTAGAAGTTGAAATACTCAAAACTCAGAACTATCTGCGT